TTGATCCTGAAGCATTAGAATAATGAGTAAGATTGATACTCAGGGGATGAGTGGTCCCGCTACTCCTGAAGCAATAGCAAAAGCAAAGGAGGGTGCTAAACATAAACCTATGCAGGTTACCCCTCGTAGGTTATTTACTCCTGAGTATGTAAAGGAGATGAAGATCCTTATCAATGAAGTCTTAGATGAACGTGAGTATAAGAAGAGATTGAAGGGACCATATGATGAGATAGGAGAGTTACCACCTTCATATTTTGATGTTGAACACTTTAAGTATCGTGTGGATGAAGAAGAACCCACGTATCAGGAATGGGGCCAATGAGACTTGGCGTGATGTGTTCTGGTAATGGAACAAATTTTGAAAATATTGTTCGCACCTGTAGAGAAGATGAAGTTGTGGTGATGGTTCACAACAAAAAGAAATGTGGTGCATCCAAGAGAGCCCAGAAATTGGGGATACCTCATACCCAGATTAGTAGTAAGCAGGAAGATACTATCATTCAGATTATGCAAGCATGGAGGGTGGATCTAATTGTTCTCGCAGGATGGATGAGAATAGTAACTCCTAAGTTAATTAATGCATTTCCAAATAGAATTATTAATCTTCATCCCTCTATGCTTCCAAAGTATAAAGGATTACATGCTATCGAAAGAGCATTTGAGAGTGGAGATGAGATGACTGGTGTAAGTGTTCATTATGTTAATGAAGAATTGGATGGGGGTGAAGTTATTATGCAATCAGAAGTTCCTATTTTGCCGACTGATGATTTAGATACATTAACTAAAGCAATTCAGAGAAGAGAATATTATCTTCTACCTAAGGCAATTCATCATGTTAAGAGTAACCTTTAAGTTATGGTATTGGACTATGTTAAGCACTAATTATCGTTTAGAACTTATTGATATATGTTGTAGAATGGTTTCTACAGATGGTAAGGTTAGTTTAGAGGAAAGGATATGGTTGCATAAGTTATGTGCAAATAATAAACATGCTAAAGAGATAGCGGAATCTCTTTTATCTCAAATTAAGTAAAACTGTATCACATGTTACAGTTCTACTTGACTATATAATAAGGGTATGTTAGCATATCCTTATCGTTCATCCCATTGAGGGACGCAAGTAAGCCGACGCGGAACGGATCGTTCATCTCTTCGGAGACGCACACGCCGACTGAAGGAACGGGTCTAAACCACCCTACCTAAGGAAAAGCCAATGGCAAAAGTCACTTACCGTGGTGTCGAGTACGACACTGAAGAGTATACACAAATGATACTCGATGAAGCAAAGCGACACAGAAACTACGATCTAATGTATCGTGGTATCAAAGTGAAGAGCAAGGCAGTGCCTTGTAGCTGAGCTAATTTAACTGATAAATACATCAGTTCGAGATGGATCGAGAGAGGGTTATTGACACCCTCTCTTTTTTTATAGTATAATATCTAAAAGGAGGAATTTTTTTATGACATTGCATATGAGAGAGCAATTGTTAAGAGCAGTTTTGGCACATGCTCAAGGAGAAATTGAGAAACATAAGGTAAACGTAAATGTTTATCTAGAACATCCTGTAGGAATTGGAGAGCATTCTGATATTACAGAAGCAATTCAAGAAGAATTAGATAAAATTGCTCGTTATCATGATCAAATAGAAGTTATTAATAAGTACTTTAGAGCACCTAGCACCAAAGAATAATGGATAGGGAAAAATTGAAACTTATTGTAAGGAATCTTAAATTACTTGTAGATTCTTTAGAGTCTGAAGTTCATTCAGATGTTGATGCATATAAAAATTATGATTTAGGTCCAGGAATTACTGATTACGATGAGGTCTTTGATGATGACGATGGATACCCAGATTAAACTTGTGAGTGTTACTCCAGATGCGGAGAAGCACATGGCATATGTTGCTCGCGTTAGCAACCCCCAGAACCAAGACAATGATAAGTTTGCAGGACTACTAAGGTATTGTATTCAACATGGGCATTGGAGTGTCTTTGAACAGGCATTCATGACTGTTGAGATTAATACTACCAGAGGATTAGCAGCACAAATACTAAGACATAGATCTTTTACTTATCAAGAGTTCTCTCAAAGGTATGCTGATGTATCTTATATTAGAGAAGATATACCATTACCTGAACTTCGTAGACAAGATATAAAGAACAGACAGAATTCTATTGATGATATAGATGATGCTACAGTAGAGAAGTTCAATCAGAAAATGAGAAAACATTTTGATGCATCTATAGATCTTTATAAAGAGATGCTTCATGATGGTATAGCAAAAGAATGTGCAAGGTTTGTACTTCCTCTTGCTACTCCCACTCGTCTTTATATGACTGGTTCAGTTAGATCTTGGATACATTATATTAATTTAAGATCTGCCCATGGAACACAAAAAGAGCACATGGAATTAGTAGAAAATGTAAGGTCTATTTTTACCAAACAATTTCCTACAGTTTCAGAAGCTTTGCAGTGGTCTAAATAATCCTACACATTATTAAGAATTGTATGCCTACCTATCCTGTTATTAACAAAGAAACTGGTGAGAAAAAGGAACTCTCTATGACCATGTTGAAGTATGATGAGTGGAGAAAAGAAAATCCTGACTGGGATAAAGATTGGAACGCAGGTGTTGCTTCCGTTGGAGAAGTCGGGGAAGTATATGATAAACTGAAGAAACACCATCCCGGATGGAACGATGTGTTGCATAAAGCATCGAAAGCTCCTGGATCTGCAGTAAGACCTCTTTAACCCATGCCAAGAAAGAAGAAGAATGCTGATCAACCTATTGGGGTTGGTCTTACTGTTAAACAAATGAAGAGAAAGAAGCCAATTAATGCAGATATGATGAGAGACATTGAGCCTCTCACTGATAATCAAAAGAGTTTGTTTGAGGCATATGCCAAGAATCAAAATCTTGTTGCATATGGTTGTGCTGGTACTGGTAAAACTTTTATTACCCTTTACAGCGCACTCAAAGAAGTTTTAGATGAAACAAGTCCCTACGAAAAAATTTATATTGTTAGGTCTCTTGTTGCTACCCGTGAAATTGGTTTTCTTCCTGGTGATCATGAAGACAAGTCTACTCTTTATCAAATCCCTTACAAGAACATGGTGAAATACATGTTTGAGTTACCTACTGAAGCAGATTTTGAAATGCTTTATGGGAATCTTAAAACACAGGGAACTATTTCTTTCTGGAGCACATCATTTATTAGAGGAACAACTTTTGATAAAGCAATTATTATAGTAGATGAATATCAAAACTTGAATTATCATGAACTTGATAGTATAATGACAAGAGTAGGAGAACAATCAAAGATTATGTTCTGTGGAGATGCTACTCAAACAGATTTGGTAAAACAAAATGAAAGAAATGGAATCGTTGATTTTATGAGAATTCTTCGTCTTATGCCCTCTGTTGATGTTATTGAATTTGGAGTAGAAGATATTGTACGCTCTGGATTAGTCAAAGAATATATTCTTGCCAAAATGGAACTTAATTTATGACTTTTACTCATTGTAATTATCTCGGTGAACTTGAATTAAAAAAGAAAGATACTCCTGGATGTAGACTCTATGAACTTCCTGATGGACAGTGGGTTCCTTCTATAACATCCGTGACTTCCTTTTACAATCGACAGATTTTTGTTGAATGGAGGAAGAGAATTGGTGAGGAAAAAGCAAATGCCATTACCAGAAAAGCAACCACCCGTGGCACAGATTTTCACGAAGCTGCTCAAGCATATTTGGAAAATAGAGATTTGGTTTGGGAGGATTACCTTCCTGCTACTAAGTTTATGTTTCATCATGCTACTCCATATCTGGATAAGATAAATAACATACACGCTATAGAGAGAACTTTATATTCAGAATACTTAGGTCTTGCTGGTAGAGTGGACTGTATAGCAGAGTATGAAGGTGAGTTAGCAGTCATTGACTTTAAGACTTCAGAGAAGATTAAACCAGAGAAGTGGTTGGAGAACTATTTTGTTCAGGAAACCTTCTATGCGGCTGCTTACTATGAACTAACTGAAATTCCTGTCAAGAAATTAATTACTATCATGGTAACTCCTGGTGGTGAGGTAAAAGTATTTGACAAAAGAAACAAAGGGGATTATATTAAATTATTAGTTCGGTATATTAAAGAATTTGTTAGTAACAATACTGGGACAGCAGCGAATGCCGAAAAATGAATTAGAAAAAGCAATGGAGAGCAAGTTCTTTTGCCCTGCTCGTTTTGCAGAGGAAATAGAATCACTTGTTCTTAATAATAAAGATATGAATTATATTGATGCCATAGTTCATTTTTGTGATAAGAATACCATTGATGTGGAGTCAGTTCCTAAACTTATCTCTAAACCATTGAAAGAAAAGATAAAGTATGATGCACAGCAGTTAAACTTTATGAAGAAGACTTCTCGCGCAAAACTTCCTATCTGAGGGGAAAATCAACTTTTTTTTCCAAAAAAGTCGGAAAAAAATCTCCGGTAAAAAATCACCCTATTACCTTTTGGCATGACGAAATTATTAGATATGTATAAATTGCAGGAAAATTGCCCTGTAATGGTTACTAGAATTCATAAAGAAATTCAGAAAGAAATTGGGGGATGGATAAAGGAAAGTAAGAAGTTTAAAGATAGTCCATTGGCAGAATTGAAAGCCCATGAGAATGTAGGGTATAAATCAATGGATGGAAGGAAGCATAATTCATATCAGACTTCAATATCGGCACATTTAATTGAGCAGTCAATGTGGTTGGCATGGGTCTTGAGATTAACTGCAAAGTATTGGGGTGGAGGAAAAGAACATAGAGAATTTAAATTAAGAAAGTGGGAAGGGCATTTTGATGCTTACGATATGTGGAGTAATTTCTCCTATAAGGGAGATGATAATCCTCAACATAACCATGCAGGATTTATTTCAGGGGTGATATATTATAAGAATCATAGACATCCTACTATATTTGATGAGTATGGATGTGGTTATGATGGAGAAGATGGAACTATGGTGATGTTCCCTTCTCAGGTATTACATCATGTAGAACCACAGACTATTAATAAAGAAAGAATTACTCTTGCATTTAATATAGTACAGGTAGATGATAACACATAATGAAAAATGAAAATAGTTGTTGTTGGTGCAGGTAATGCAGGGTGTTTTGCTGCACTTCATTATGGTGAATTTACAAAATATAAATGGCCATGGTTAACAGAATCAGTTGAAGTTGAATTAATACATAATCCTGATATTTTACCAGAAAAGGTAGGTCAAGCAACTTTTCAAGAAGCACCTAATTTTTTATATCGGTCTATTGGATTTGATTGGTATAATAATAAGAGTCATTCTACTCCTAAGACAGGTATATTATATGAAGGGTGGGGTAAAGCAAATGAAAAATGGTTTCATTCATTTCCTGCAGGTGAGGTGGCAATGCATTTTTGCCCTTCA